AGGCCCAACAACCGCATCGAGCGGACCTTCGCAAGCTGCGCTTGCTCGGCCCGTTACCTTTGCGTTCGATGTCTCGGCCATCGCAGCGTCAATCCGATCTCGGCCACAGTTGCCGCCGTAGGTCACTCCGAGCCGGCGGAACTCTGCACCACTGACATTGCGCATCAGCCACTCCAGCCGTTCCGTGTCCTTCATCGCAGCGTCGAACTTCGGGTGCAGTTCCAGGCAGTCCGCGTCAGGATCGACAACCTCGTTCCGCGGGTCGAGCATGACAGCCATGCCGAAGGCAACCCGAAACGCCGAGCCCTTCCGCAAAATCGCCAGCAGGTGCTGCACGACCCGATCGCTGTCTTCCTCTTCGTCGTACCAGATCGGCAATTCTTCGTCTTCGCCAGACAGCGCGGCCGGCAGGTAGCCTTTCTCCAAGTCTTCCAGGGAGCGGCAGAGTTCGAGCGTCATCTCAATGTCTTCTTGCGACGCCTTCGCCATCTTCATCGTGGTTTTCCTTTCTCCGAACACATCGAACATGTTGCTCAAGCGGACCCGAAACGGCCGCGTCGCTCTGCCTCTACTCGCCTCGCGCGGGTCCGCTTAGCGCTACGTTATGCCTCACCGCCGCGCCTCCAGCGCTGCCGGGCGGGGTTCGCAGGCGACCCAGGCGACGGCGGCGCCGTCAGGGATGCCGAGATCGTTGCTGCTCAGCGTCTCAGGCTCGTCGTCGTACTGGCGCAGGGCCTGCTTCACGGCGGTTTCGGCGTTGTTCCTGTATGCGTCGAACTCGGCTTGCAGGCGCTTCAGCCTCGCCTTCCATTCGGCCTCAATGTCGCCCATGCGGTCGCTCCACGGCGGCGAGTAGAACGCCATGCCGTAGTACTCGTGCCCACCTTCGGCGCCAGTTATGGCGGCGTTAGGTGTCATCAATCGCCTCTGCGGCCTCATCCCACACCCAATGTATTTCATCGTCCAACCAGCCGTCCGGCAACCGAAAGATGGCGTTCGCAGCCTCGGCAAGCTCGGTCGCCGTTTCGTAGTGTTCCGCGTTGTGCCGCATCCATGCGCGCACATCACGGCGGCGCGCGCTCGGTGGCGGCGGGATTGCCGGCTTTCTCGTCCCGCGCTCCATGCAGGCCGCTTCAACTTCGCGCTGCCTGTCGGTCGCCGTTCGTCCCTGCGAGATCACCAGCTTCCGGTATCGGTTTTCTTGTTTCACGCTCATCTTCAATCCTCCGCGCCTAACCCGGCGCTCAAGCGGGACGCGCCGCGATAAGGCCGCGTCGCGCCCCTTAGCTATGCGTTACGCATACCTCCCCGCAGCCCGCCAAGCCCGCGCCAGCGTGTAGCGCAAGCCGGGGTGGCGCATGAATTTCATGGTCAGGGTTAGGCGGCGGATCACCTCGGCGCCCTCCCATACTCCGCGCTCGGCACCGTCGCCGGCACGTCTCCGGGCAACGAGAACGCCACCAGGATCAGCGCGAAGGCGAGCGCGAAGGCGATGGCGACCGCGCCCCAGAATCCAAGCATGCCCATTTCGCCGTATTGCTCGCGCTCCCGCGTCTCGTTGCTGGCGAAGCGTTTGACGTCGTGCGGCAACTTCATCGGACGGCCTCCGACTTCGTAGATGTTGCTGTAGCGGGTGCGGTGCGGGGTCATGGCTACGGCTCCGAAAACTTGGTGTCGCGCGCAGCAAAAATCACAATGTCTTGCGCGCCACGAGCGTCCATTTCAATGTCAACAATGCGGCTCCACGCCTCGCGAAGCGTCTCTTCGCTGGATGCAATCAGCGCAACTACGTTGTCCCCAAACCGCACCGTGACTGCCTGTGCTGGGATACAAATTCCGGACGCGGTTCCGCGTTTCTGCTGAAAGGCGTCTTGTGCCGGAAGAAATCGCTTGCCTGTGTCTTTCATGGCGCTCCTCCAAGATGCGCGGTCGCATCGGTCAGTTCGTGGTTAGCCGGCAAAAATTCCGTTGGCCCTTGTCCAGAGTTTGGGAGCAATTTCACCCATCTGCTATGGACAACAATCGTGTCTTTGCTAAAACAGCGCCGGTAGTGGTCCGCCGCATCTTTGCCTAAGCCCTTTACCCACTCCATCCCGCGAGCATGTTGTGACGCCATGTACTCGCGCCAATCTTTTCTATCTATTCGTGTTGCCCAAGTCGGCGAGCGTCGGCTCGTTATGCAGTAACCTGCCGCCTTTGCTTGTTTCGCTGAGATCGTCATTTCCTCTCCTTTTGCCGTCTAGCCCCGCAGTCCACGGGGCAGCTTTCCAGCATGTCTTCCTTTCGTCACGTCATCTATCCCAAGTAAGCCTGCAAGTCCGTCAGCTCGTAGTCATCCATCACGCGCTCATACTGCCGGCGCATGACGTGCCGCATGAGTTCGGCCTGCGTCGCTGCGGTGCGCTGCAGCGTCGGCAGGTAGTCGCGGCACGCGGACTCAAAGCTGATGCCGAGCCCGGCGGGGGTCATGTCAGCCACCGCGCAATTCAGCAATGATCCGCTCACGAATTCCCGCCTTCGTCTGCCGCACAACAACTCGCATCGCCTCGGCTGTCGCGTCTCGATCGCCGGCGATTGCCTCCCACATTTCGTCTGGCATATCGCCCGGCAGCTCTGGCTCGTCATCCACCGCTTGCAGGCACCGTTCGCGCTCTATCTTTGTGGCTTCTGCGGTTACGGAAAGAATCTCTCTCAGGTCTTGCGCGAGGCTCATTTCTAAACTCCTGTCTTGAGTTTGTCGGGGGTCATGTCATCGCCCTAAAAAGGGATGTCCGACTCCATGTCCGCAACCCCGCCCGACGGCGCCGGCCTCGATGCCGGCTCGCGGCTCGGGGCGGCGGGGCGGTCGGTGTCGCTGCCGGCCTTGCTGCCGAGCATCTGCATGCGGTCGAGGTTGATTTCGGACGTGTATCGGTCGTTTCCGTCCTTGTCCTGCCATTTGCGGGTGATGAAGCGCCCGCTCACGAATACCTGCGAGCCCTTGCGCAGATATTCGCCGCAGATTTCCGCCAGCTTGCCGTAGGCGGTGCAGGGCACCCACTCGGCACCTTCCTTTTCTTTGCCCTTCCAGCCGACGGCGATGCGGAAATTGCAGACGGCATCGCCGTTGCTCAGGTAGCGCGAATCCGGGTCGGCGCCGAGGCGTCCGATGAAGTTGCACTGGTTCAGGTCGTTTGCCATTACTGCGCTCCTTCGGGTTGCGGTTCGGTTTTCTTGCCGGTCGGAACCAGCGTGGTTTCGATCGGTTTCTTGCGCGGGAGCTTCATATCGAAGGTGCGCGGCGCGTCGAGTTCGGGCGAGCCCTTGACGCGGATGCCTGGTTCCATCTTTGGCCCGACGCGGACCTGCTTGACCTGCAGCGTGACCTTGTGGCCGATCCAGTTGTCGGTTTCGCGGCCCCACAGCTCTTTGAGGCATTCGGCGTTGGTGCGGTTGAGCAGCCAGCCGCGGCCACTGTGCGATTCTTTGAAATAGACGATGATGCGATCCTTCGTCTTGCCCTTGCCGTCGTCGTCGCCGATTTTCATCGACTCGACCTTTTCGAGCGTGACGCTGCCAATGGTCAGCGTCGGTTCTTTGCCGACCATTTCGGCGGCGGTGATGTACTGGCCCAGGAATCCCAATCCCATATCCATGTCATCCTCCAATTTCGATGCCGAGCGCGTCGGCGTCTTCGGTTTCGTCGTCCATGCCGACCCATGCCGGCAACTGGAGCGCCTGTTCTTCGGTGTAGCGGCCGGGCCAGTGCCCGGACTCGGTGCAGGCTGCGACGCGCTCCAGCAAGGTGCCGACCTCCTCGTCGGCGTAGTACAGGGTGTCGGCGTCGATCTCGAATACGCCGACATCGTAGGGCGCGGTCTTTTCGACGGCCACGAGCAGGATGCGGGCGGGCGTCCAGCCAAGACCAGACGTGATGCCGGCCGCGTAGTGCGCAAGCTGGCAGTGGTAGCCGTAGCGGGCGGCAGCGGCGCCGAAGCGCCGGCCGTCGATGCTGACGCAGGTCTTGAGGTCGATCAGCACGCGATCGCGGGGAATGATCCAGTCCGGCCGCGCTTTGCATTTGAGGCCGGTGCGCATGTCGGTCCAAACGACGGGCTGCTCGAACTGGCCGGGGACACTGAGGTACGGCAGGACGAGCGGGTGGCGTCGCACGGCTTCGGCGATGGATTGCGCTTCGTCGATCTCGCCGGCTTTGTAGATGGTCTTGCCGGCGTTCGCAGCCTTGAATTCTTCCCATGCCTTGCCGGCGCGGCGCTCGCCTTCATAGATGGCGCATTCGGCGTTGAACAGCGCCGGCTCAAAAACGAGGGTATGCACAAGGCGCCCGAAGGCAAAGGCCGGCGTGTCGTCGCGGCCGGTGGCGAGCATGTGCCGGTACAGCATCGGCGACTCGGCCATGTGCTTGAGAGACGACCAGTTGATGGCGTCGATCTGGCGGTATTCGTGGTGGTTCATCACGCCGCCCCCTTCATCAAGAAATCGACATGCCGCTGCGCACATGCCGCGATTTCGTCCGCCAACACCTGATTGATTCTCGCCATGCGCTCGGCGAGGTCGTGGCACTGGCAGGCTTCCCAAATCTTTTGCAACGTGGATTCCTGATCGGCATAGCCGATCCAGTCGGTCGAGCCGTGGATGTAGGCGTCATCGATGAATTCTTCGTATTCTCGGTGCATTTGGTCTGCGATGGCGCTCATGACACGACCTCCAAGAATCGCTTTGTTTGTGCGGCCCGTACTGCGTCCCCGGCTGCGTCCCAGGCTGCGCCCCCTGCTGCGTCCCATGCTGCGTCCCAGGCTGCGCCCCCTGCTGCGTCCCATGCTGCGTCCCAGGCTGCGTCCCAGGCTGCGTCCCCTGCTGCGACCCATGCTGCGACCCCTGCTGCGACCCCTGCTGCGGCCCGTGCTGCGGCCCCTGCTGCGGCCCGTGCTGCGTCCCGTGCTGCGACCACTGCTGCGGCCCCTGCTGCGTCCCATGCTGCGGCCCCTGCTGCGTCCCGTGCTGCGACCACTGCTGCGGCCCCTGCTGCGGCCCATGCTGCGTCCCGTGCTGCGGCCAATTCTTCGACCGTCGCCTCTCCTCGTGCAAAACGCTCGGCCACATCAAGCGCGGCGACGGACCTCGGGGCTGTCATCAGGTGCTGGACCCGACGCGCGCACCAGACCGCGAACAAGCGCCATTCCCTGTCGCGCTCTGGTGCCGCCCTGCAGCACCAGAGTGCATCGTCGAGTCCATTGGACTCGACGATGACGGCAAAGGGCAGCGGTTCGTCATCGGCCTTGGTTTTGCCGAGATGCTTGAGCAGCTTTTCCCATCCCGGCTCGCATGGGCGGTGCTCGCGGATCTTGTTCAGGGTGGTGGCGATCATGTTTTCCTCCTGTTGGCGCCGGTCCTGGGCTCGTCCGCGCCGGTCCTGTAGCGGGGCTGGTACCGGTCGGCGAGGGGGATGTAGGCGTCGTCGACGAAGTCGGTGTACTCGCGGTGTAGCTGGTCGGTGCGGGCGCTCATGACACGACCTCCAAGAATCGCTTTGTTTGTGCGTCCCATGCTGCGTCCCGTGCTGCGGCCCATGCTGCGTCCCGTGCTGCGGCCCGTGCTGCGTCCCGTGCTGCGGCCCCTGCTGCGTCCCATGCTGCGTCCCGTGCTGCGACCCATGCTGCGGCCCGTGCTGCGGCCCAGGCTGCGTCCCCTGCTGCGGCCCCTGCTGCGTCCCATGCTGCGTCCCGTGCTGCGGCCCATGCTGCGTCCCGTGCTGCGGCCCATGCTGCGTCCCGTGCTGCGGCCAATTCTTCGACCGTCGCCTCTCCTCGTGCAAAACGCTCGGCCACATCAAGCGCGGCGACGGACCTCGGGGCTATCATCAGGTGCTGGACCCGACGCGCGCACCAGACCGCGAACAAGCGCCACTCCCTGTCGCGCTCTGGTGCCGTCCTGCAGCACCAGAGTGCATCGTCGAGTCCATTGGACTCGACGATGACGGCAAACGGCAGCGGCTCGTCATCGGCCTTGGTCTTGCCGAGATGCTTGAGCAGCTTTCCCCATCCCTCTTGGCAGGGACTGTGATCGCGGATCTTGTTTAGGGTGGTGGTGATCATGCCGACACTCCGTCGCGCCGGGCGTTTGCGATGTTTTCAACGTACTGCCGCTGCCACGGCTGCAGCGTGGGGTGGTCGTCCAGTTGATCGCGGAGCATCCAGCCCATGGTCATGCCTCGGGCGAAATCGGTTGTGCCCGTTCTCGCCCACTCAAGCAGCATTTCAAAGTAGCAATTACTCACGTTTCCTCCTTGTTGTGCCGGTCAGGCGATGCGCCAGATGCGGACTTGATCGCCGTCTTTGCGCGTGGAGAAACGGCAGCCGTGCTTTATGCCAAACGAGCGCGCAGCCGCGTCCACCTTGTAGCGGATTTCTGGCGGGACGACGAACGAATCGCCGACCGCCATCCGAGAAAACGGATATACGTCGCGTGTCTTTGCCGGTGGCATTTGCACTCCTTTTTCGACCTTGAACATGATTCCTCCTGTTGTGCCGGTCCTGGGCTCGTCCGCGCCGGCCCTGTAGCGGAGCTGGTGCCGGTCGGCGAGGGGAGAGGCTGCGTAGTACGTGCTACGAAGAGTAGCAGCATGAAGATGCTACGTCAAGTAGCGGCGCGCCGAAAACTGGAATTAGTCGGGGGTCCATCCCTGAACGATAGCCGGGCAGCGCAAACAAAATGCTACTCACAATAGCGTTCATGTGCTACTATAGGTAGCGATATGAGCCACCCAATCAAACAATACCGCGAGGCCCACGGCCTGACGCAGCTTGAGCTTGCGGAACTGCTCGGCGTTTCCCGCCCGTTGATCGGGCATATCGAGAACGGCGAAAAGGTCGTCAAGGCCGAAGTGGCGCCGGTTTGGGAATCGATCTTGGGCATCCCCCGCCATGAGTTGCGCCCGGATCTGTGGTCCAGCAACTAAGGGGCTTCGATGAGCCAAAAGAGGAAGGATGTCTCCGCCGATTTGCGCGTCATGCAAATGGCTGCGCTGTATCGGAAGGGGAAGACGCTGCACGAGGTCGGCGAACAGTTCGGCGTCAGCCGTGAGCGCGTCCGGCAGCTTTTGCGGCGAGCGGGGGTGCCCGCTGTGGATGGCGGAGTGAACCTTCGCGCTCGACAGACCGCGCTGCTCCGCGCCGCCTCTTTGTGTGACAAGTCCGCCGCGCGCAGACAAAAGATCGAGGCGCTGTTCGGCTGCTCGATGGACGAGATCAAGCGCATCAACGGAATGGCGTTTTGCTGGACCAGCCTGTATCGCGAAAAGTCGAAGACACCGGCCAATGCGTTCGTTAGGCAAAAACAGAACGCGGGGAAGCGCGGCATCTCGTGGGATTTGACGCTTCCGCAATGGTGGGATGTTTGGCAGCAGTCCGGGAAATGGGATCAGCGCGGCAGAGGTCAGGGCTATTGCATGGCCCGCGTCGGCGACTCCGGACCTTACGCTGTCGACAACGTCTATGTCTGCACGATTGGGCAGAACTTTTCCGACTCTTACCTCAAGACGCCATACAGCCAGCGATTCCCTGAGCGTGTTCTGAAGCCGTTTCGCGTCGCCAAGGTGACAGGCAACAAGGCCAATCCCTATCAGCTTTGGGTTGGGAGCCCGCGCGAATACCGCGGCTGCTTCCCGACTCCTGCGGCTGCCGAAGAGCGCGCAATCGCGCTGCTGGGCCTGAATCAACAAGCCGCCTGACCGACCAATGCCCCGCCCGGCCCATCCTTTCCACAGTTGCTCGCCGGTTTCTGTGCCGGCCGGGTCGGGGCTCCCATCAATGCGCCTGCATCGTCCTCCGGCGATGTGCAGCACGCCGACATCCAACCGGCTCGCCTCGGGTTTCCATTCCTTTTCCCGGCGGCATCTAAAGGCGCGTCCTCTGACCTCTGCGAGCCCATCAGCTTGCAGGCTTACCGGCCGGCGAACTGTGACCGCTGGCCGGGATTTTTTTCCTCCCTGCGTGACCTTCCCCCCGGCCTGACGGTCGGGGGAATTTTTTGCCGCGCGGGCAAGAACAACAACTGAACCGGGAGTAATGACATGAGCAAGTGCACCGAAACACTGCCGCCGATCCGGGTCACGCCGGAAATGCTCGACGACCTCAAGAACTTGGCGTTCGCTGCTGACCGCTCGCCGTCTTAATACATCCGCCATGTGCTGCGCCTCCATGTGTACGGCAACAAGCTAACGCGAGAGGGCGCCGAGGCGGAAGAGAGCAAAGCGATGCTTTGTGATGCGCGAAAGAAATCGCGCGGTTAATCAACGCAATAGGAGGATCGCAATGAACCTGACGCATTACGAAGGCCCGATGCTGGAGGAAATCACGATTGAGGCGCCGGAAAGCTGGACATGGGTTCCGACATCCGAGCTCCGGTCCCTTAAAGACCGCATCGCCGAACTTGAAGCCGACGCCCGCATCAAGGCCGCGAACGCCAATCCGGGCGAGCCGGTCGAGTTCAAGGGCCTGAACGGCGAGACGATCGTGGCGAGGATGGTGAAGTAATGGCTGCCCACGACTGGAATGAGGCCAGCATTGCCGCGGCCATCAGCCGGCAGACACTGCAAAGCCGGTGCCTGCTGCTGGTGGACCGCTGCAACTGGACGGGCTACGAGTGCGACGTGCTCGGCGTGACCGCTGGCCTGCGGATCATCGACATCGAGATCAAGATCAGCCGCGCGGACCTGCGGGCAGACGCCCGCAAGGACAAGTGGTGGGTGCGGCAGTTTGGCCGCTGGTCAGCCGAGGCGCGGGCATACGTGAAGCAGCCAGACGTGGCGCGGCCGTGGCCGCCCAAGGTCTGGAAACACTACTACGCGCTGCCGGCCGAAATTTGGAGCGATGACCTGCTCTCCGACTTGCCGTCCCGGGCAAGCGGTGTGCTGCTGCTACACGGCAAAAAAGACGGCCGCGTGGTCGTGGAATGCAGGCGGCGGGCAACGCCGGATCGGGCGGCAACCACGCTGACCGCCGAGCAGGTATTGGACATTGCGCGCCTCGCCAACCTGCGGATGTGGGATGCCTACGAGGCCGCCCGCGTTGTCCGCGCCGAGCGTAACGCCGCGTCCGCGCGGGAGTTGGCCGCTGCCGAGGTGCCGGCATGAAAGCCTACCCCACAACCGCTGACCGCTGCGTCTCCCTGATCGCGGAACACAAGGGTCTATTCACCGTTCAGTTGCGGTCGCTGATGCCCGGCGTCAGCGAGAAATCAATCGAGAAGTCCGTGGCCGCGATGGCGCACGAAAACGGCAAGCTGAAGCGCCGCATGAAGCGCGTGCCGGCGGAGTTGCGGTCCAGCCTGCGGGTGCGGCCGTTGCAGTGGTTCTACGAGATCCGCCCGCAGAAGGCGACGCAGGTGAAGCCGATCACGAAAAAGGACGGTATGCCGAGCCTGGCGGGAAAAGTCCCGCCGCGCACGCCGACGGAATGGCGGCCGATGCGCGGCTCGGGGCTGTACGGGCAGCCGATCGTCATGCGGCCGGGTAGCGATTACGCGCTGCGGAGCGAGCCGTATATCTCGATGGAGGCGCGGCGGTGAACGTGGAAGTGAGCGGCGGCGCGAAATAGTAACTGCGGAGCGCCGCTTACGAACCGTCCGCTCGACTGTAGGGTTAGGCGGATCGTGACTACGAAGAAAGGGAACGAACATGGAATTGAAGCCGTGCAAACACCTGGATTACGAAGACGGCAAATATTGCCCCGACATTGAATTGAAAGACTGCGCTCCGCATTACCCGATGGTGCGCTACTGGCATCGTGGCGAGCGATGGACGAACAACGGTCCCGGCGAGAAGCCGAATCCTGCAAAGGTGCAGTTTTGCAAACAACGCGGCAGGATCAATGGCATCTTTGGTTGCTATACCGGCGAAACGGGACACTGCTACGAGCCGGAGACGCCTAACGTGTTTTATCCCGACCCTGCAAACTCTGCCGCTACGGGAGGCGCTGCGCAGGGGTGACGAGCGCATGAAACAGGAGCAGGACAAGTGCGAAAAATCATCGAAACACTGACCGACGCGCTGCGCTACGGGCAGACAGGGACGGCAGCGGAGTTTGCGGACAGGTTTGAATTCCCTTTGGGGTCCGTGCGCAACGCCCTGGCGAATCTGTGGGAGCAGGGCATCGCGGATCGCGCGCCCGAGCGCAAGAAGGTCGGAAAGGCCGGCGGCCGCGTGGCGCGGCGGTATTGGTTGGCGGGGGCGGGTGATGCCAACTGAGAAAGTGCAGATCGGGGACGCGACGCTTTACTGCGCGGATTGCCGCGAGGTGCTGCCCACGCTGGACAGGTGCGATGCCACGATTACCGACCCACCCTACGGCGTTGACCTTGGCAGCACGAAGGGCAGCGGCGGCGCGCACGGCCTGCAACTGCAAGCCTACGCGAGCTACGCCGACACCTACGAAAACTACGTGGCCGAGGTGGTGCCAGCCTTGACGCAAGCCATGCAACTGACCGGGCGCGCGGCGGTGTTCATTGGCCCCCACATTCACGAACTGCCAAAGTTTGACGCGCTGGGCGGCGTGTACTGCTCTGCTGCGACCGGACGCCACCAGTGGGGGTTTAAGAACTTCCTGCCTGTGCTGCTGTATGGCACCTACCCGGACTTGCACAAGGGCGCGCAGTATCCGACTGTGCTTGCGAGCAACGAGACGGCCGAGAAGAACGGCCACCCGGTGCCCAAGCCGGTGGGTTGGATGCGCTGGCTTGTGGCGCTGACCACCCGGCGCGGCGAGACGGTGCTTGACCCGTTCATGGGTAGCGGAACAACTGGCGTCGCATGCGCACAACTTGGCCGCAAATTCACCGGCATCGAGCGCGAGCGCAAATACTTCGACATCGCCTGCCAGCGAATCGAGCGCGCCTACGCGCAGGGCCAGCTTATACCGCACGAAGCCGAGAAGATGCCCGAGCAGATGGGGGTGTTTGAATGAGTTTCGCCTTTCTCCCCCTCTTCACCGGCGACTACCTGCGGGATACGCGACACCTCACGCCGCAGCGGCACGGCGTCTATCTGCTGGCGCTGATGTACTGCTGGGACAGCAAGGCGCCGATGCCGCTTGACGAGCAGGAATGCGCCGGCATCTGCAATTGCCGGTCCGCCGATGAGGTCGACGCGCTGCGCTACGTGCTGTCGAAATACTTCATCCGCATGGATGACGGCTGGTACAACAAGCGCATTCAGAAGGAAATCGAGCGCGGGCAGAACATCAGCGCAGCCCGCAGCGCAGCCGGTCGGCGCGGTTACGAGGCCAAGGCCAAGCGCCTGCCTGTGGATAACTCGGCCCCGCCTGTGGATAACTCGGCTGATCCTGTGGATAACTTCAAGCAATTGCCAAGCAATTGCCAAGCAATTGCTGAGCAAGTGTCAAGCAATTGTCAAGCAATTGCGTCTACACCCACAACCACAACCACAACCACAACTAAAACCACAACCGAGAAGATCAAAACCAACGCGCGAGCTGCGCCCGCGCTTGTCGTTTTGCCCGACTGGATTCCGGCTGACGCATGGGCGGCATACGCCGAACACCGCAAGGCCAGCAAGAAACCGCTGACGCAGGCCGGCGCCGACTTGGCGATCCGCAAGCTCGGCGAATTCCGCACGCAGGGCTTCAGCCCGCAACTGGTTCTTGAGACGGCCGTGATGAACGGCTGGACGGGTCTGTACGCGCCGAAGCAGCAGCCGGCGCAGAGCAGGCAGAGCGCATTGGAGGCCAGAAACGCGCAGGTGGCCGCGAACTGGATTCCCCCCGAGCTGAGGACCGCGAATGCAACCGAATGAGTTCAACGAGTTCCGCGCCCTGCTGGCCGGCGTGCACGACTTCTACGGCCGCGACCTGTCCGACTTCGGGCTGTCGGTCTGGTGGCAGGCCATGCGGCCGTTCGACCTGGCGGCGGTGCGCGACGCCATGAACCGGCACGTCATGAACCCGGACACGGGGCAGTACCTGCCCAAGCCTGCCGACGTGATGCGCATGTTCGGGGGGCGCACCGTGGATGCTGCGCAGCAGGCTTGGAGCAAGGTCGATGGTGCCATCCGGCGCGTCGGCACTTACCGCTCCGTGGTGTTCGACGACCCGCTGATCCACCGCGTTGTGGCGGATATGGGCGGCTGGCTGTCAATCGGATCGCGTGACGAGGACGCCTGGCCGTTTGTCGCCAAGGAGTTCGAGACGCGCTACCGCGGCTACGCCATGCGCAACGAGCGTCCACCCTATGCGCCGGTCCTGCTCGGCACGTCAGAGGCGCACAACGCCCGCAACGGGTTCCGCTGCGACCCGCCGACGCTGATCGGCGACGCAGACCGCGCGCGGGCGGTGATGGCGGGCGGAACAGACGGGCCGCTGCTCGGCGTGTCCGTTGCCGGCGCGCTGGCCGGCAAGGCAATCAAGCAACTCGAAGCGATGGAGGCGGGGCAGTGACCGACCCGCACCACCCGCACCGCGTCCGCTACCTGCGGGACATCGCTGGCGGCGACCCGTCGGCACTGGCGCAGGCGGTGCGGTACTACGGTGAGCTGTTCGGCGTCAGCTACGCGCGCAAGCTGATGGCGGAGGCGGGGGTCGAGGTCGAGCCGGACCCGCTGCGGTGGATGGATGAGGACAAGCCATGAACCTGACCCTGCCCTACCCGATTTCAGCCAATCGCTACTGGCGCACGTTCCGCGGCCGGCAGGTGGTCAGCAAGGAAGCCGTCGAGTACAAGCGGGCGGCTGCCATTGCAGCCACGGAATCGGGCCTTGGTGGCGTTTTTATGGGCAGGGTGAGGGTAGGTATCAGCCTTGCACCAAAAAAGCCGCGGCGGGCCTCTAAAGCGGTTACAAGGTGTGTCGATTTGGACAACGCCCTGAAGGTGACAATCGATGCGCTCAAGGGCGTCTGCTACGCCGATGACGCGCAAATCTGGAGCCTGTACGCGGAACGGGTCGATCCGGTTCCGGGTGGGGCCGTCTATGTGTCGGTTATGGAGATTGCGGAATGAGCGAGGCGATGTGCGGTTTGCTTGACATATGGGCCGCGGTGAAAGCAGCGAGGGCCGCGAGGCGCGACGCTGCGGAGCGACGCGCTATTGCAAAGGGGTGGAACGACCGCTATTGCTACCGCGTGCTGTTCGATGAAAAGGCAGAGCGATTGCCCGGATCGGCGGCGTTTGGGTTGTTGCCACGCGGCGGAAACCGATGGATGTGCCCAGACTGCAATCGTATCCACGCGCCGACCGAGTGCAGCGCGTGGAGCGGATTGCAGTATCCGGCGTGTTGCACCACCGGTGCGGGTAATCGCTTGGCTCACGGTATTCGGCTGCCGTGAAAGCTCGCCACGACAAGGAGATTGCGGAATGAAACAAATTACGGATTTCGTACGCGGACTCGCGCTCGGCGTGGCGGTCGGCATCCTGCTGTCGTCTGCGCTGCCTGCCCGCGCCGACACCAAGATCGAGCTGGGAACCGGCCTGACCCTGTACGGACACCACGGCGACGGGGTCTGGCATCAGCGCGACTACGGGCCATACGACATCAAGGACCGGGCCGCGAATCTGTCTGTCGGCTTGACCGGCGACGTGCTCGGCTGGCGCTGGAGGGCCGGTGCGCAGTACCTGGGCCGATACGGCAGCGTGTGCCAGTGCCTGAGCAGCGACCGGGCTTACGAGGAATACCAGAAGGGCAACGACGTGGGGTGGCCTGCGAGCCGGTTCCGCACGCGCGGCGACGGCTACGGACTCTATGCGTCCGTGCTGCCGGAGTGGCACATCGGCCGCGGGTGGTTCCTGCAGGCCGAAGTCGGAGTCGGGTACTACGGCGTATCGAATGAGGTCAGGGTCACGGCCTGGCGCCCGGCGATTGACGACACCTATCTCAAGTGGGGTGACGCGCAAATGCTGAAGGTAAGCAACGGCCGCAAATGGAAGCTGACGCCGGTCTATGGCATCGGCTTGTCACGCGGCTGGACGACGGTCGCGGTCAAGACGATGGAGATCAGCAAGGACGGGGATCTGCTGCCGGTGGTGAGCGGCAGCCCCGTCCTTGTCGAGGTCAGGCACGGGTTTTGAGGATGAACAGCTCCCACAAGCCCGGGTGCATGCGCGCCTTGCCCGCCTCCCAATCTTGCCACGTCCGCAACGTGGAGTGGATGAGGCGTGCGGCCTCCGTCTGCGTCAGGCGGGCGTTAAAACGCTCGCCGACGATTTCGTCCGGCGTCGGATTGCGAGCCGCAGAAGCGGCCCGCGAGCGGTTGGGGTGGTTAGGCAATGCGAAAGTTGTGCGGGTCGGATTCATCCCAGAGTACCAGGCGGTGTGGATACCCGCTGCGCAGCAACGAGGCCATTTTCTTGCTGTTGATGGACTCAACGCGCTGGCTGCATTGTGAGGGGAACGCGGCGCGGGCCTTTTTAGAATCGAACGACAGGACAGATGCGCTGCTCTCGAAGTTGCCGTCTTGCCAAGTGACTGCGTAAAAGCGTGCCATTTTCTTTCCTTATGCCCCTAGATCCCGAGGCGCGGTTGTGGTGTATCCACAGTTCTAATGATACACGGAATCCGTACAATTGCAATAGGGTCAGGAAAATATTTTTTAACGAGGTGAGACATGGATTCTGATCTACCCGCCGACATTGCCCGCTGCCCCGGCGCCGATGCAGTCTGGTGTGACAACTGCCGCAGGCGCGAGCCATCGAGCCATCCGTGGCAGGCGTGGATGGAGACGCCGGCCTGCGTGGATGTTCGCGGCTGTGCCTGGCACATTCCGCACGGCCACCGGGAGCCGGCGCCGGTTGATTACATGGGAAGCGAGGGGGAATGAGCGCAGCGGAACGCCAGATCGACAGCAGCCGTGCCGACTACTACCTGACGCTGTGGCGCGACTGGATGCGCTCGCACAGCAGCCGGCTTGACTACCCGAGCCATTCGGCCGGGTTCTCGAGCGGCGGAATATCGTGTTGGGACGATCTGGCCGAATCGGTGGATGGCTACGCCGTGCGCGCAGCCGACGCGGCAATCGACAGCCTGACGCCGATCCACAGGGCCGTTCTGTGCCACGTGTATCTGCAAGCCGCGTTCCGGTTTCGCGTGCCGCTGGATCTGGCGTTGTCGGCGGCGCAGGAGGCGTTTATGGGGGAAATGCGCAAGAGGGGGATGGAGTGAGGCGCGTCGAGCGTGAGTGTTGCGCCAAAGGCCGGCACCCGAGGTGGCGCGCATGGACTGCCAGATACACGGGCGGACTGATGACAATTACCTGCGACTACTGCGGGCGGCAACTGCAGAGCACCGAGATTGTCGGCAGCGGCAGGCCGAAGAGGATGTCGCAGGCTGACTTGATGCGGATGGGTTGTATCGCCAGGTTAATCCGGGATCAACGGCGCTGACGACCTATGAAGAAGCAAACCAAGCAACCCGCCGTTGGGCCTCGGCTTGAACCGACAGTTAGGCTGGCGGAAGACGCAACAGACAGGACCGACCGATGACCGACAGCGTGACACAGATGCACCAGCCGCTGACCGCAGACGACTGGAAGTTCATCTTCGACGTGCTGGAAGGCACCAAGCTGGACGTGCCACGCATCCGCTCTGAGGTGGCGCGGTTGCAGCGCGAGCAGGCCAAGATCGAGCGGCTGCGCGCTGATCTTGCTATACTGCACCAGACCTGCGGCGACCTGTGCGACGTATGCGGGTGGCGATTTGTCGTGCCGGGCCGCGGCTGTTTGAACTGCGGGCCTAACGTGACACTAAGGCTCAAGCGGGTAGGATTCATGGCTGAGATGCGTAAAAGGGGGGTGGAATGATTCTGAGCACGCGCGCAAAGAACTGCTTGTCTATGGAGCTACGTGTACGGAATATAGGCGATCTGACGCCGCATTATGTCGTCGAGAATAGCACCTACGAACAGCTCAAGTCTGCCTACAATTTAGGGGCAAAAACCCTGAAAGAGATAGAGGAGTGGCTTGCTTGTCACGGGCTTGTTCTGCGCGGAACGCCACCAAGGAAGAGGGCGCGGACTGAGAGCACGTATTTTGTGCTTTACAAAGGCGCCATCCTGAAAGATGTGGACGGGAATAAGTTCGTGCTCAGAGATGATGTAAAAGCGGTAGGAACGGCTTCGCCAAGGAATGACGTCGGCGCTATTGACAACCAGAATCCGATAGCTTAAAACTACTACCCAAGGGGCGAGTTGCGCCCGTAACAAACGCAAACCCGCTTCTGCGGGTTTTTGCTTTTCTGGCGCTGTGAGCCGCAATCACTGAGGAGCAGAGGTACATGGGCAGGCCGTCCGACTACACCGAAGATATGGCGATTGAGATATGCGCGCGGCTTGCGTCGGGGGAGTCGCTTGTCCGGATGTGCAAGGCTGATGACATGCCGAGCGTATCGACGGTCTATCGGTGGATTCAGGCGCATGTCGAGTTCCGCGACAACTACACGCGCGCGAGGGAAGATCAAGCTGACACGCTGGCGGACGAGATACTTGACATCGCAAACACCCCGGTTGTCGGCGTCAAGACCAAGACCAACGAAAAAGGCGAGGTCGAAACCACTGAAGGCGACATGATCGAGCATCGCCGGCTCCAGGTTGATGCCAGAAAGTGGATTGCCGCAAAGCTCAAGCCGAAGAAGTACGGTGACAAGCAGCAAACAGAAGTGACCGGCGCAGACGGCGGCCCGCTGCAAATCACCGAAGTCGCGTGGAACGTCGTCAAACCCTCAGCCTAACCGTCCCCGAAGTCTTCGCCCCGCTGCTCGAGCCAGCGCGCTACAAAGGGGCGCATGGGGGGCGGGGATCTGGAAAGTCACACTTCTTCGCCGAGCTGCTGATTGCGACCTGCGTGCGGCGCAAGACCAGCGCGGTGTGTATCCGCGAGGTCCAGAAGTCGCTTGCGCAGTCGGTCAAGAAGCTGCTTGAACTCAAGATCGAGGCGCTAGGCGTCGGGCATCTGTTCGAGGTTCAGGAAGCCCGCATCCTGACACCGCACGGCGGCATGATCCTGTTCCAAGGCATGCAGAACCACACGGCGGACTCGATCAAGTCGCTGGAAGGCTACGACGTGGCATGGGTCGAGGAGGCGCAAAGCCTGTCGCAACGGTCGCTTGACCTGCTGCGCCCGACGATCCGCAAGCAGGGCTCGGAGCTTTGGTTTTCGTGGAACCCGAACGAGTCCAGCGACCCGGTTGATGCCCTGCTGCGCGGCGAGAAGCCGCCACCGGGCGCAATCGTCGTCCAGGCCAATTACATGGACAACCCGTGGCTGCCGAACGAACTGCGGGTGGAAATCGACTACGACCGCACGCGCGACCCTGACAAGTTCGCACATGTCTGGCTCGGCGACTACGTGCGCAATTCCGAGGCCCGCGTGTTTCGGAACTGGGCCGTCGAGGAATTCGACGCCCCGGCCGGAACCGTGTTCCGATTCGGCGCGGACTGGGGTTTCAGCATCGACCCGTCCGTGCTGGTCCGCTGCTACATCGATGGGCGCCGGCTCTACGTCGATCACGAGGCTTACATGATCGGCTGCGAGATCGACCAACTCGGCGATCTGTTCGACCGCGTTCCGGAGTCGCGAAAGTGGTTCATCACGGCCGACAGCAGCCGGCCGGAAACCATCAGTTACATGCGGCGCAACGGCTACCAGAAGATCAACGCCGCGATCAAGGGCGCGCGAAGTCTCGAGGAAGGCATCGAGTTCCTGCGGGCCTTCGACATCGTCGTGCATCCGCGCTGTCAGCACGTGATCGACGAACTGACGACCTACAGCTACAAACGCGACCCATTAACCGATGAGGTAATCCCCGTGCTTGAGGACAAGAACAATCACTGCATAGACGCGCTGCGCTATGCCTGTGAGGGCGCGCGCCGCGCGGGGAAAGCGCCGAAGGAAGCCAAGGTCGTGCACGCCCGTCCCCTCGGCGCAACAGGCTGGATGGCGTAATGGCGTCCGCAGACGACAAACTGCTGGACGAGGCCCGCGAGGTATTCGCGGACATCGTTGACGCAGAGAGCAGCGACCGCGAGCGCTACAAGCGCGCTCAGGAGTTCGCGGCCGGCGCGCAGTGGGATGAGGCCATCCGCCGCGCCCGCGAAACCGATCCGTTCGGCGCCCGTCCCTGCCTGACCTTTGACAAGGTCGGGCAGTACCGCAAGCAGATCGTCAATGACGCCCGCCAGAACAAGCCGAGCATCAAGGTCATCCCGGCCGGCGAGAGCGCGGACGGCGAGGTTGCCGAGATCCTGTCGGACGTGGTGCGCTACATCGAACGCAGTTCGCGCGCCGACATCGCCTACGACTGGGCGCTGGAGTCGGCGGTAACGGCCGGTATCGGATGGTTTCGCCTGCTGACCGAAGTCATCGACGAAGAGCGCAACGAGCAGGACATCCGCATTGCGCGGATTCCCAACGTGTTCAGCGTCTACCCGGAGGTCGGATGGCAGGAGCCGGACGGCAGCGACATCATGCGGCTGTTCGTCACGGACGAGATGCCGCGCAAGAAATTCGAGGCGCGCTACCCGAAAGCCGATCTGCGGTCATGGGAACGCGATGCCCGTGGATCCCAGCATTGGGTGACGCAGGAATTCGTACGCATCGCCGAGTATTACCGCATCCTTGAGGTCAAGAAGAACGAACTCTACTTCGACGACGGCACCGCGCTGACCGAAGAGGAATACTGGAAGCTGTGGGAAGGCGTTGACGGGCGCCCGCAGCCGATGGGAACGCGATCCCGCAAGCGGCGCACGGTCGAATGGGCCAAGATGACCTGCGCCGAAGTGCTCGACCAGACCATCATCCCCGGCGACTACATCCCCGTCATCCCGGTCATCGGCAACGAGGACTACGTTGACGGCAAGCGCATCCTGTCCGGCATCGTGGACAAGGTCATGGACCCGCAGCGCGCCTACAACTACGCGCGCACGGCGTACATCGAAACCGTGGCGCTGGCGCCGAAATCGCCGTACATCGTCGAGGTCGATCAAACCGAAGAATTCCCCGAGTGGGAGGACGCCAACGTCCGCAACTACTCGCGGCTGCGCTACCGCAACGTGGACGGCGCCCCGCCTCCGCAGCGTCAGTCGCCCGTCACGCCGCCGACGGGCTGGCTCACCGACATGCAGATCGCCGAGCACGACATCCAGGCCGCGCTCGGCATGTACTCGGCATCGATCGGCAAGAACGACGTGCAGAAGTCCGGCCGCGCCCTGCTTGCCGAACAGCAGGAAGGCGACACCGCGACGTTCCATTTTGTGGACAACCTGTCACGGTCTGTGCGCCACGCCGGCAACATCATCGTGTCGTGGATACCCAAGGTCTATGACACGCGCCGCGTGATGCAGATCATCGGCGAGGACGACACGCAGCAACAGGCCGTACTCAATCCGCAGTTGCCGGCCGCGCTCGCCAAGGTGCCGGACGACGCCGGCAACATCACGCGCGTCTTCAACCCGAACGTCGGCAAGTACGGCGTAACCGTTGCCGTTGGCCCGAGCTACAACAGCAAGCGCCAAGAGGCTGCGGCATCCATGATGGAGATGATGCGCGGCAACGCCCCGCTGATGCAGATTGCCGGCGACTTGATGGTCAAGGCCATGGACTGGCCGATGGCGGACGACCTGGCGAAGCGCCTCAAGGCTGCCGTGCCGCCGCAGATCCTGCAGGCCAGCGAGGCCGAAGGCGACGATCAGCGCGTACAGCAGGCCGTGCAGATGGTGCAGCAGCAGGCCCAGATGCAGATGCAGCAACTCATGCAGGCGCTGCAACAGATGCAGGCGCAGAACCAACAGGCGATGCAGGAAAACGAGGCGCTGAAGGCGCAACTGCAGAACAAGGCGATGGACGTGCAAATCAAGGGCGTCGAGATGCAGCAATCCGCCGAGCTGAAGCAGGCCGAATTCCAGATCAAGAACCGCGAGCTTGACCTGAAAGAGCGCGAGCAACTGATTCAAGCCGCGCAGATCGAGGCGCAGCAGATGCAGGCCGCGATGCCGCAGACGGCGGAAGGCGAAGAGCCGGGCGAGCCAAAGGAAAACGAGGCTGTCATGGCGCAGCTCGCGGCAATGATGGAAGGCATGCAGGCCATCACGCAGACGCTCGCCGTACTCGCCGCGCCCAAGCGCAAGGAAGTCGTGATTCAAACCCCGTCCGGCGGCGTCTATCAGGGCGTTGTGGCGGAAACCGTCGAGGATTAAGCAATGGCTCTTGCCTACTCAACCAACCTGCGTAACGCACGGCTGGACGCCATCACCACGTTTGCCGGCGGCTCCTGCCTGCTGCGCATCTACGACGGCAGCAGGCCGGCTACCGGCGGCACGGCAACCACCCTGCTTGCCGAACTGACCTGCAACGCCACGTTTGCGGCTTCGGCATCGGGTGGCGTGCTGACGCTCAACGCCATTACGCAGGACTCCAGCGCCAATGCGACCGGCACCGCGACATGGTTCCGCATCGTCAAGTCGGACGGCACCACGCACGTGCTTGACGGCAGCGTCGGCACCAGCGGCAGCGACCTTAACCTGACGACGACCAGCATTGTTGCAACGCAGCCGGTCAGCGTCACCAGCTTTACGATCACGGAAGGCAACCCGTGACCATCGCAACACTGGATAACTACATCGCGTCTGCCAAGCAGCGCGTCACGCTATCCAAGACCACGACGCGCACCACGGTTGCCACCGGCTGGTATTCCATGTTCGACGTGGCCGGCAATCCTGGCGCCGGCACCCTGGCCGGCACCAGCACGGCGGCAGGCGTCGTGCCGACCGATGCCACGGCGGGCACGCCGAGCCTTAACACGTTCAGCGGATCGGCCGGCTACATCAGCAATATCCAATTCGGCTGTACGGTCGCGTGCCGCATTGCCGTGTTCGACATGCTGTTCAAGGCCGCCGCCTATGCGTTCAACGCCAACACCGCCTTGAGCGCGCAACCCTCGTATTCCGGACGCCTGCCTGGCACCGACTACAAAGGGCTGGAGATCTGGGTCGAAACCGTCACGGCGGCAACCGGCAACCAGACGTGGAACGTCACCTACACCAACGAAGGCGGCACCGGCTCGCGCACCACGGGTGCCGTCGGCATCGGTGCCGCGCCGGCCGTCGGTCGCTGTTGGCAACTGCCGCTGCAGGCCGGCGACTACGGCGTGCAGAAGATTGACAACGTGCAGGGCGGAACCGGCACGGCGGGCACGGCGAATATCCTCGTCATGCGCCCACTCTGGACGGGCCGCGTGATCGCAGCGAACGCGGGGGACGTGCATGACTTCGTGCGCACCGGCCTGCCGCAAATTTACGACACCTCCGCGCTTGTGTTCCTGATTGCCGCCGATTCCACCTCCAGCGGGTTGCCGGATCTGGAGATCGAAGTCGCCAACGGGTAAGCCGTGAGCATTCCGTACCCGTACCCGCACCGCTTCAGCCGGGTCGGGCGGGGCGGTCGCAATGCGCTCGCGCTACCGCGGCGTAACGGCGACAGCATCCAGGCGGTTGCGGAGGCGGCGTTCTTCGGCGAGACGACGGGCGCAACGGGCACCGCAGCCGCCAGCAACGCCAATGACACGGCCTCCGCCAGCGGAACGACGGCCGTTACCGGGGCGGTATCGGCAACTGCTGGCAACGACACTGCGACGGCGAGTGGCGCAGCCGGCGCTGTTTCTGGCTCGGCGGCTGCAACCGGCGGCGATGACACCGCTTCCGCTGCCGGCGCGACAGCAGGCGGGCAGCAGTCCGGCGGATGGGGCCAATCCAGCAACCGCAAGCCGCGCGACTACACGCCGAGCGCAGAGCAGATCCACGCCGAGCGCGTGCGGCTCGGCATCCTGCCGGCAGAGGAGGCGCCGGCCTCGGTTTCCGAATCGGCGCCCGTGTCGGCATCGGTTCCGGCCGCAGCCAAACCGCGCGCCGTGCCGAGCCTGTCGCGCGTCGAAATCGACGCCGCCGCCATCGTGGCGGCAAACGAGGCAATCCGCGCGGCCATCGCGGCGGCACAACAGGAAGAGCTTTCCCGGCTGGTGTGGGAATCGGTCCAACAGGATGAGGCGGCGGTTGTCGCTTTGATTGCGGAGCTTGTATGAAGATCAGATATATCGGCAGCGGCACGAATCCGGCGAGCTATCAGGAATATCCGGTGACTGGCGTCAATGCGCTCTGGCAGCCGGAACAGGTGTCGGATGTGTCGGACACGCGAGCAAACCTATTGATTGGCACGGGACGCTTTGTTTTCGACGATGACAATGGATTGTCTTATGCGCAAAGGTTCTCCCTTGCGTCGTCCCTGGCAACATCTTACGGAGGCTTGCGAACCGTCATCCTCGGCGATAGCCGCACACAGCAAAACTACGACGAGACGGCAACGGAAATACAAGGCCGCCCACGCTGGTTCAACATGCTAAATTCAGCACTCGGGCAGCCGTTTGAATTGGTTGCCAATGCAGCGGTCAACGGAGAGCGCACCGACCAAATCCTTGCGCGGTTCGACTCTGCCGGACTTGGGTGTGGTTTCGGGGGAATTGGTAGCGGCGGGGCTGCCGTGACCACAAACCCAGGCGTTTCCCCTTTCAAGCCGGCCGTCGTATTCGATTATTCCGGGTTCAACGATATCTTTTCATTTGGGTTGAGCGCAGATACTGCATGGGGATACCGATTGCAAATCCTTGAGCGCATCAGGCACTTGGGTGCGCGCCTCATCCTGATGACCATCAACCCGCCAAACTCGGCTGCGGCAGGCTTCTCGGCAGCGCGCTGCCGAGAGTTGACGCTGTTTAACGAATACACGCGCAACTATGCGCGAGACAATCCCGGCGTGATTCTTCTGGATGCCTACAAGGCGTGCGTCGATCCGGCGTCCGCATCGATCGAGGGGGCTTCGACCGATTTCCGGGATTCTGTGCACGAGACCAACCTCGGCGCGTTGCGTATCGCCAATCTCGGGGCGCAGGTGCTGGCGCCGTTCTTCCCGGCGCGGGACGTATTGCCGGCGAGCAATGCAGAGGCCATCGCGCTGGACTCCGGTATCAAGCAGCTTATCTCCAATCCATTGCTGACCGGGACGGCCGCTATCGCGACGACAGGTTTTAGCGGAACGACAGCAGGGTCGCAGCTTTCCAGCGGCAGCTTTTCTCGCAGCGGCAGCATGACGTGCGTACTGTCTGCCGAGTCGCGCGCCATCGGGGCGACCTCCTACGCGCCAGTCAAGGACGGATACGGGCAGAACATCCGCTTCCAGGTCACGGCAACGGCTGCCGGCGAGAATATCCAGCTTCTGCTCCCGTCCGTGAATGCAAGCGTGGTAAGCGGAGAGAGTTACTACGCCGTGGCGGATGTGTGGATGGCGAAAGCATTCAACAACACGAACGCGACGCCAACGGCATTGGCGACGGCCGATGGATGCTCGCTGGTACAGCTTTCAATTCAATTCACGCTTGATGCTGTCAACAACTATACGCGGGAGATGATGTACCAGTCATCCGACAAGGGCGTCTATGGTGTCCTGCATCAATCGCTGAAGACCTTGCCGCGACGCGTCAGCTTCACGTCATGCACGGTCGCGCGCCCGGTTCTAAATATCTATGCGTCCGCAGCCGGCACTTTCGAGGTGCAGATCGGGCGTATTGGAATGTACCGCGTCTAACAGCCTCACTGCCTCACCGCCTCAACCAAGCCGCCTCGCGCGGCTTTTTTTACGCCCACGGCTAGCGCATAGCCGGTCCCCCTTGGAGTGATTCCATGACCGAAGACGTATCGGGCGCGCAGCCCGAGGGCGATGTATTGCCCGAAAACGCGCAGACCGCCGAAGAGCAACACGCGGACCCGGCCCCCGCAGAGCAGCAGGAAGACAGCAAGCCGAAAGTCGATCCGGCAGAACGTCGCATCAATCGCCTGACCGCTGAGAAGTACCGCGAGCGGGCGCGGGCTGAGGCAGCAGAACGCGAACTTGCGTTCCTGCGGCAACAGCAGGCGCCACAACAGCAGCAGGCGCGAGACGACGGACCGCCGAAGCTCGAGCAGTTCGACAGCTTCGACAGGTATTTGGAAGCCCGCGACACTTGGGTGACGGATCGCGCCACGCGAAACGCCGCCGATGCCGTCAACGGGCACCTGACGCAACGTCAGCAGGCCCAGATGCAGCAGCAGATGCAGGAGCAGTTTTCCACGCGTCTGCGCGAATTCCAGTCGAGCACGCAGGACTTCGAGGAGGTCATCGAGAGCGGGGATTTCATCCCCACGCCCGCCATGACACACGCGATTTTCGAGTCCGACATCGGACCGCGCATCGCCTACTACCTCGCGCAACACAGCGAGGAAGCGCAGGCGATCACGCGCATGTCTCCCACTGCCGCACTCCGTGCGCTCGGACGCATCGAGGCAAAGCTCGAAGCCGAGCCGGTCAAGAAACCTGTTTCCGCTGCCCCCAAGCCTGTCGAGCCCGTTGGCGGCAAAGGCTCGGCGTCGAAAGACCCGGACCGGATGAGTATCGACGAATGGCTGGCAATGAGGGCGGCACAAGTTAGGAATCGTTAATCATGGCAAACACTCTCCTCACTCCGACCGCAGTGACCCGCGAATCTGCGCGCATCCTGCATCAGAAACTCAATTTCGTCGGCGCGTGCGACCGTCAATATGACGACTCGTACAAGAACGGCGGCGCAACGGTAAAGGGCAAGTTCGGCCCCACCCTGAAAATCCGCATGCCGAACGAGTACACGGTTCGCACGGGCCTTACCATGTCCGCGCAGGACACCAGCGAAAGCAGCGTCGATTTGACGGTTTCGACCGTGAAGGGCGTTGACATGTCTTTCACGTCGTCCGAACTCGCGCTTTCGCTGGACGATTTTTCTTCGCGGATCATCGAGCCGGCAATGTCCGTTCTTGCCTCGGCCATCGAAGCGGACGCGTTGAGCATGTATCAGGACGTTTACAACCTGGCGGATGGCGATACCGTTGCGTTCGGTTTCAACAGCGTTTCCGACGCAACGACGGGCCTGACGAAAATGCTTGCTCCGCAAAGTGATCGGTTCATGACCATGACGCCGGACCACTGCAACAAGTTCCGCAAGGACACGAAGGGGCTGTTCCACGACGGCGACAACATCAAGCAGCAGTACCGCGAGGGGATCATCGGCCGCACCTCCGGCTTCACCATGTACGAGAACACGCTGCTCGTTCCGCACACCACGGGTACCGCCGCGAAGGTCTCCGGCTATCTCGTCAATGGCGCATCGCAGACCGGATCCACGCTGGTTGTCGATACCGGCACAACCACGTTTCTCAAGGGCGATGTGATTACCATTGCCGGCGTGTTCCGCGTGCATCCCGAGACGAAGGCGACAACCTCCGACCTGCAGCAGTTCGTGGTTACTGCAAACAGCGGCGCGTCTGCGACCTCGCTTGCCATCTCTCCGGCGATCGTTACCTCCGGGGCGAAGCAGAACGTGTCCGGGTCGCCTGCAGACAATGCGGCGATCACCAAGGTCGGCGCGGGCGCAAGCGAAACCCTGAGCCAATCGCTCGCGTTCCACAAGAGCGCGTTCGCATTTGTCACGGCTGACTTGCCGCTTCCGGACGGCACCGATTGGGCGCGCCGTGAAGTGGTTGATGGCATCAGCGTCTCGCTTGTCCGCGACTTCAGCATCTCGGACCGTTCTTTCCCCTGCCGTCTTGACGTGCTGTACGGCTACAAAGCGGTTCGTCCGCAGTTGGCCTATCGCGTGCACAACGACGGCTAAGCAGTAGGCATTTCGGGGCGGAGAAATCCGCCCCATTTCTTTTCACTCGCAGGGGCAGCGATGCAGAAATATTTCAACACCGCAGCGGACAAGGAAGGGCGCGCAATACAAAGCGCTTCCGTCTTCGTCTATGAGGCCGGGACATCGGTTCTTGCCACCCTGTATGAAGACAACGGATCGACGATTACGACGAACCCGGTAACGACCGATTCAAACGGCCTGTTCGAGTTCTACGCCGAGGACGGTCGCTACGATCTCGCCATCGTCAAGTCCGGCTATGCCACGGTCAATATCGTGGATCTGCTGTTGGATGACACATCGAGCGGCGGGCTGTCTGGTACAGGCATCATGCTCACCGGCACGGGCGGCAGGATCAGCGGCAACTACACGGCAGCCGCACTGACCGACCGTCACTGCATTCAGACGACGACCACGAACGGCATTACCAACGTTCCGATTATCCCGAACGGCACCGCAACCGAATCCGGTTTTTCGGTGCATAACGCGGCCGACCCGGATAACGCCGGCTATGCGCAGCTTGCCATTGACGCCACAAAAGCCGCGTTCGTCAGCAGCAAGAAGGGAACCGGCGCTTATGTGCCGTGGCAGTTCATCACCAGCGACTTGCAGCGACTGGAGATCGACGTGAACGGCAACATCGCGCCGGGCACGGCGGCACTCGCCACCAACGCAACAAGCGGCTTCATCTACATGACGACATCGGCCGGCGCACCGACCGGCGTGCCCACGGCAAAGACCGGGCGTGTCGCCATCCACTACGACACCACGAACAACCGTTTTTACATCTACAACGGCGCCTGGCGCTCGGTGTTGCTGTCATGACGATTATTCTCTCCGGCACCGGCCGCACCGTAACGGTCGGCAACCTCATCCGCCGCGCGCTGCGCCTGATCCGCGTGATCGGCGAGGGCGAGACGCCGAGCGCGCAGGAGTACAGCGATTCCGTCGAGGCGCTGAATGCCATGCTGGATTCGTGGCGCAACGACAGGCTGACGATCTACGCCATCAAGGCGCACGATTTCACACTGACCGGCGCGGCTTCCTACAGCATCGGCCCGGCGCAGACCTTCGATACCGTCACGCCGGTCAAGGTCGATGGCGCCCGCTACACGACCGGCGGCACCGAATACAGCGTCGAGGTGATCGAGCAGCCGCAATGGGCGGCGATTGCGGTGAAGGATCTCGCCGGCAGCCTGCCGAGCGTCGTCTATTTCGAGCGCGGATCGCCGTATGGCCGCGTCTCCCTGAATCCGGTCCCGTCATCCGGCACGCTGACGCTGGACCTGCGGCAGCCGTTCGACAACTACAGCAACGTCGCTGACGAGGTGCGCTTGCCGGCCGGTTACGAGCAGGCGATTGCCTTCAATCTCGCCGTCATGCTGGCGCCGGAGTTCGGCAAGGAAGCCACGGCGACGGTATTCAAGATTGCCGACGACAGTCTGCGTGCGCTCAAGCGCATCAACTCGCCGCGCCCGGTGGCGTGCATGGAAATCGGGCACTTGGGCGCGCGTGCCTACTACGACATTACGAGGGGTGAATGATGACGGGAATATACGGATTCGGAGGCGGCTATTCGGAGTCGGCACGCCGCAAGGCAGCAGGGCTGAATGACGACGGTTCCTTCATGCCGGGCTATCAGGCCGGACCGGGCGGCATCTACAACCCGGCCGGGCAGTTGGTGAATAGCAAGGACGCATTCACCGCGCCTTATAAGGGGCGATCCTTGTCCTCTCTCGTTGGTGGCGCGCTTGGCGGAGGCACGTTTACCGGCGTTGCGAAACCGTATCAGGTTTGGGCGAACCAGTACGTACCCCCCGCAACCGGAATTCCGGCAGGCGGCGGTCAAAACTCTTATGACGCAACCCCACTTAGCCCAATGCCGACGTTGCCAGCGTGGGCAACCCAAGGGACACCGACCCGATGGGAAGAGCTGGTCGCAACGGGGCAGGCTCCGAAAACAAATACAAACATACCGGTTCCTGCTGTCGCACGCGGCATGCAGCGCGTGCTGTCCTACGGCAACGCACGGCAAGCCGGGCAGGGCGTGCAATCGCCGCAGTCCGCCTATGCCTACACGCTGGCAGACCTGTTGCGCAATTACTACGCATGAAGACGCAGTTCCTCGGCGGTGCGTATGTGGTGCGCAGCCCGAATGCCGCCGCGAATCGCCTCGTCAATGCATACCCGGAACAGATCCCCGAGGGCGGCAAGGAACCGGCCGCGCTGATCGGATGCCCCGGCTTGCGCAGGCTGTACCACCTCGGCGAGAACGTCGGCATTCGCGGCATGATCGCCGGGTCGGATGGGAAGTTCTACGCCGTGGCCGGGAACCAGTTGTGGCAAGTGACAGTTGCATTCGGCGGCGCGACGGCGGTCGGCACGTTGAGCAGCGGTAGCGGCCCGGTTTCGATGGCGGACAACGGCACGCAGCTTGCCATCGTCGATGGCGTTGCCGGCTACACATGGACGTTCGGCACGTCGACGTTCGCCACGATTGCCGATCCGGACTTTCCCAACGGCTGCACGCACATCGCCTATCAGGACACCTACGGAATCGTCGTCGATCCGGGCACGCAGACGTTCCGCATTTCGGCGTCGAACGACTTCACGGCATGGGCGGCGCTGGACTTCGCGGCGGCAGAGGGCGACCCCGACAAGGCGCTGGTTCCGCTGGTCGATCACCGCGAGTTGTGGATCTTCGGCGAAGTCTCGACGGAGGTGTTTTACAACAGCGGCAACGCTGACTTCCCGTTCGAGCGCGTGCAGGGCGGCTACATCGAGCACGGCATTGCGGCCGTGCATTCGGCCGTCAAGCTGGACAACTCGGTGTTCTGGCTGGCGAAGAACAAGACCGGCGGCGCCGTCGTGTTGCGCGCCGTCGGTTATCAGCCGCAAATCATCAGCACGCATGCCGTGAGCTATGCCATCGAGCAATACGGCGACGTGTCCGATGCCTACGCCTACGGCTATCAGCAGGAAGGCCATGCGTTCTACGTGCTGGTGTTCCCGTCTGCCGGCGCCTGTTGGGTGTTCGACGCATCCACCTCGCTGTGGCACGAGCGCGGCGGCTTTGCGGATGGTGAATTCACGGCTTACCCGGTTTCGTGTCACGCGTATTTCGGCGGCAAGAACCTTGTCGGGCACCGCGACAACGGCCGCATCTACACGCTGGAACTGGACGAGTACGACTACGACGATCAGCCGCGCAAGGTCTTGCGCTCGTGGCGGATTCCGTTCAACGAAGAAAACGAGGTCGAGACGAACGAGCTTGTCATCGGCATGGAAACCGGCGTCGGCATCACGACCGGGCAGGGCAGCGATCCGCAGATGATGTTGCGCATCAGCAAGGACGGCGGGCATACCTGGCCCGTCGAACGATGGGCGCCGGTCGGCAAGATCGGCGAGCGCGGGCGCGGTGTGCGCTGGCGTCGCGTGGCGTGTGCGGCCGATACCGTGCTCGAGGTATCGATCACCGATCCGGTCAAGGTCGTCATGACGGGCGCCTACATGGACGGTAAGGCGCTATGAGTCGTTACAGCGCGCCGTTGCGCAATCCGGACCTCGCCAGCAAGGAGTGGCAGCAGTTCTTCGCCAAGCTGAAGATCACGGACGGCGAATACACGCCAGTCTTTTCCGGCCTGACGATCGGCGGCGCAGTCGGCGACGTGGGGTATGCCGGGCGGTTCTTCCGCTTCGGCGGTCGCGTCTGGTTCACCATCGAATTGACGACCAGCGGCAGCCGCACGATTGCCAGCACGGCGGGCACGACCTACTGCAATCCGCCGCTGCTCATCGCACAGGACAACATCTGTGCCGCCGTCAATTCGGGCGGCGCGCTCTCCTACGGTAACGGCATCATCGACAAGGCACAGAACCGCATCTACCCGCCGGCATGGGCGGCGACGCCGGCCGACGTGCTTATCTCCGGTTGGTACGAAACCACGTTTTAGGGGCATTCATGGCGATCAATAATGCAGGCTCTGCGTTTAGCAATCCGTGGTGGAGTGCGCAAAACATATACAAGGAGCCGCAGTGGACTTCGCCCAAAACCGGCTTCGATATGTCTACTGGGCTCGGGTTTGAGCTTCCAAGTGTAGAAGATGGGTTTTATGCGGACCCGTCTGGCAGGAAGACGTTTAGCGGGAAACTGCTGCCGTATTTTGCCAAAAACATGTTCCAGCGCGGAATCAACCTGTCTGGTGAATCTTCCGGGGAGGGCACCGCAGCGATTTTAAATTGGGATATGCCGTTTTCCGGGAAGCCGCTTTATGAATGGGCTGCGATGGACCCGTCGAAAGTGGACTTTGCAGCCCTTGACCCGGACCTCGCAAAACTCCCGGCAGATATTCAGCAGGCAATCCGAAACGATTGGGATAACTACCTGCTTGGACAGGCCGGAGGACTGAATTTGGGGGGTCCGTCCGGGCGGGGCGACCTCTGGGAATATATTCCGCATGGTTATGAGCCTGCGACAGTCGGAAAGCATGGAGACCCACTAAGAACGCATGGCGAGTATTCGTGGAGAAGTTTGAACGGTGCGCAATATCTGCCGGGAGTCGGTCTGGTCCTACCATCAAAAAATTATAGGGCTGGCGACACAACGTTCATGGACAAGTTGGTGCCGGCACTGATCCTCGGTGCCGTTGGAATGGGCGTCGGTCAAATGGCCGGCTTGGGCGCCGGGGCGGCGTCCGGTGGTGCGGGCGGCGCTGCTGCGGGCGGCGGCGCGGGCGGTGCAGGCGCACTTGCCGCAGAAGGCGCAACCGGGCTGGCCTCGCTGCCGGCTGCCGGAACGTGGGCACAGACGGCAATTCCTGCCGTCGGTGCGGGCGCCGGCTCCTGGACGCTACCGGCGTCGCTTGCCGGCATCGAGGGTGCGACGGCCGCAGGCGGCTTCACGATGGCGGACGCGATCCGCAACGGCATGCAGAACCTGCCGGTCGATATCGGCGACGGGCTAACCAGCCTCGTGCCAGATGGCGCTTATGACACGCCGTTACCTGACACAACCCAATGGCAGCCGCCAAATTATCCGGGAAGGAAATCATTTTTTGAGTCAATCAAGGAGCTTATCAAACAAACCCCGACCGGCCCAGGGGGCGGCGGCAGCGGAGGCAATGGAGGCGGCATGAACTTTTCTGACTGGCTCAACCTCGGCGGCACGGTTGCCGGCATCGGCACGTCGATCTGGAGCGGCAACAAGCAGGCGGACGCGGCGAGCGACGCGGCGAAACTGCAGGCAGCCGGGCAGGCGGCAGCGCTGGAGGAACTGAAGCGGCAGTTCGATCTGTCGCGTGCCGATCAAATGCCGTGGCTGACGGCGGGCAAAGACTCGCTGGCGCAACTCGCGGCGCTGATGGCGCCGGGCGGCGAGCTCACGCGCAAGTTCAGCGCCGCCGATTTCGAGGCCGATCCCGGCTATCAGTTCCAGCTCGCGGAAGGCGAGCAGGCGGCGAACCGTGCGGCGGCAGCGCGCGGTGGCTACAACAGCGGGCGCACGCTCAAGGAACTGTTGCGCTACGGGCAGGGGCTGGCGGGGCAGACCTACCAAGACGCCTACAACCGCTACAACACCGACCAGTCGAACCTTTACAACCGCCTGGCGGGCATCGCCGGCACCGGGCAGACGGCGGCAACCACGCTCGGCAATGCCGGCGCGAACTACGCGGCCAACGTCGGCAACACACTGACCGGCGGCGCCAATGCGCAGGCGGCAAGCCGCATTGCCGGCGCGAATGCTCGCACGTCGGGCTACATGGGCGCGGTGAACGCGATCACGGGTGGCATCAACAATTACCAGCAAAGCCAGTTGCTGTCGCAACTGCTGCGGCAATACGGAGCCTGACATGGCGCTTGACGCTTCGATCTACGGACAGCTTGACACGCAAGCCCCGCTGCGCCTCTCGCAGATGATCCGCGAGGCGAACAACCCGATGGCGCAGGCGCAGCAGTTGCTGAGCCTGAAGCAGATGTTGCAGCAAGGAAAACTGCAGGAAATGCAGATGCAGCAGGCGCAAGCCGAGATGGCGCAGAAGTCGGAAGAACGCGCCGCGACACGCGCCGCCCTGGCGGATTTCGTGGCGGCGAATCCCGACATGGCACAGGCCGCACGCATGTCGCCGCAGGATGCCGTCAAGTATTTCTTCGACCAGATGAAGGCCAAGAACGCGCCGCCGGAATTCCTCGTGGCCGGAGACAGCGTGTTGCAGAAGCCGCGCACGGCCGGCGAGTCGCTGCAGCCGGCGTATTCCGTGCCGGGCAAGCCGCAACTGGTTGAACGCGCCGACACGAAAGACCCGCTGCGCACACAGAAGGTGTGGATGCGCCCGGGTGAGACGGACGGGCCGGTTGCCGGGTTGGGGGTCCTGCCGGATATTCTTGATCCGCGCGTGCAGGATGCCAAGCGCAAGATTGCGGCGGCGGGCGCCTCGGTCATCAATAACTACCCGAATCCGATCCCGGTGGTTGATGCGCAGGGCAACACGAAGATGGTGCAGTTCGGAAACAAGGGTGACGTGCGCGAGACGCCTTACAAGCCGGCCGCAGACAACAAGCCGCCGACAGAATTTGAGGCAAAGGCCGGGCTGTACTTCAAGTCCATGAGCCAGGCAACGGAAACGCTGGCGTCGATCGAAAAGGCCGGCGGCGCCAGTGTGCCGGCAACCGAAGCGGCCGTCCCGGATACGTGGAACAAGACCAAGAACGTGGCGACCGGCGAGGACCGGCAAAAGTACGTGCAGGCGCAGCGGCAATGGATCGACGCCATCAACCGCGTGCGGTCGGGCGCGAATCTGCCGGAAATTGAGTACAGCCGCGCGGTCATGACGTTTTTCCCGCAGTTCGGCGACAGCGACAAGGTTATCAAGCAGAAGGCGACGGCACGGCAAAACGAAGAGGTTGCCATGCGCGCCGCGGCCGGTCGGGCGCTCAAGCCGGAAGGCGTGCAGCCGCCGGCAGCCGATGCGGTGCGCCGCTACAACCCGCAGACCGGGAAGATCGAATAATGCCGAAGATCATCGAAGTTCCCGGCATGGGGCGCGTCGAGTTCCCGGATGGCATGGATGACCGCATGATTGAAGCCGCCATTCAACGCAATCTTGGCAACAAGGCGGTGGACGTCGAGGCGGCCGGCGAGGCGGCGCGCACGCAGTATTTCAAGGATCAGCCGCGGTGGCAGAACGCGCTAACCGGCGCCGGCAAGGCGGTCGTCGATTTCGGCCGCGGTGCCGGGCAGGCGCTTGGCCTCGTGCCGGATGCCGACATTGCCGCGTCTCGCGCCAAGGATCAAGCCATCCTTGACGCGCCGGGCGGCACGGCGGGCAACATCGCCGGCAACATTGCCGCCGCGGTGCCGGCTGCCTTCGCGCCGGGCGCCAACACCTTGGCGGGCGCGGCCGTGACAGGCGCTGTCATGGGGGCACTGCAGCCGACCGTGCAGGGTGAAAACCGTGCGCTGAATGCCGCGATCGGCGGCGGTCTTGGCGCTGCCGGCCAGAAGGCGGGCGGCTTCCTTGCCGGAAAACTTTCCGACAAGCTGGCGGCGCGCGAGGCTGCGGCAACCGCAAAGCAGTTGCAGGACGCGCCGATGCTGGCGACCGCCAAAGCGGCACAGGAGGCCGGCTACACGCTGCCGCCAACGCAGTTGAACCCGTCTCGCATGAACAACATGCTGGAGGGGCTGGCGGGCCGCATTTCAACGCAGCAGGTTGCGTCAGAGCGCAACCAGGCCGTGACAAATTCGCTGGTCAAGAAGGCGCTGAGTCTGCCGGACGACCAGCCGATCACGATTGACGCGCTGAAGCAGGTGCGCGCACAGGCAGGGCAGGCGTACGAGGCCGTCAAGGCAACCGGCACGGTGCAGGCGGACCCGCTGTTTAATGCGCAGCTTGATCACATCATGGCCCGTTATCAGGGCGCATCCAAGGACTTCCCAGGGCTGGCGAACGAAAAGGTTGCCGGCATGGTCGAGGCGCTGCGCCAGCCGCAGTTTGGCGCCGACTCGGCAATCGACGCGATTTCGGTTCTGCGTGATTCAGCGGATGATGCGTTCCGCAAGGGCGATGCTCAGATCGGCAAGGCAGCAAAGACGGCTGCCGCGGCGCTTGAGGACCAGATCGGCCGGCATGTGGCCGCGCTCGGCGATCCTGACCTGCTGAAAGCCTATCAAGAGGCGCGCAAGGCGATTGCCAAGACCTACAGCGTGCAGGCGGCGCTCAACGAGAGCACGGGCAACGTCGTCACGTCCAAGCTTGCCAAGCAACTGGAGAAGGGCAAGCCGCTGAGCGGCGAGCTGAAGCAGGTTGCCGAAATTGGCCGCACGTTCCCAAAGGCGACGCAGGAGATAAGCCGCAGCATGCCCGGCGTGAGTCCGCTGGACTGGATCGCCTCAACCGGAACCAGCATGGCGTCTGGCAGCATGCTTCCGCTGAGCTGGCTGGTCGGGCGCCCCGCTGCGCGGGCGGCGGTGCTGTCACCCGCCTATCAGGCGCGCATGACGACGCCCGGCTATGCGGCGCCGGCTTCGCTGCGCCTGTCGGATCTACTGTTCAGGAATGGCCGCGGCGCACTGGCCGGGCAGTTCGTGGCGCCGTCAGTTTATGCGGCGCAGGAGTAGGCGCTTGACCCGCCCGTCAGGCATCCATCGCTGAAAGGCAAGCTTGATCGGCAGCAGGACGCCGACAAACAGCACGAGCAAGACCAGCGGTTTCAACAGCAGGGCAATCATCCAATTCGACATTCCAGCCGCCTCCGCGCGGCTTTTTGCATTGAGGGTCAAACATGGCCGGACTTAGCCCGTTCAAGCCGCAGTTCTTCGACAACAACGGCGATCCGCTGGTAGGGGGAAAACTCTACGCCTACGCGGCCGGAACGACAACCCCGCAGGACACCTACACGGACGTTGGCGCGACGGCTGCCAACGCCAACCCGGTCGTCCTGAATTCGCGCGGCGAGGCCGATATCTGGCTGACTCCGGGTGTGTACTATGACTTTGTGCTGAAAGACGCAGCCGGCGCAACAATCTGGACGCTGCCATCGGTGCGCGGCCCGTCGGTGCAGACAAAGGAAAGCCCGAACGGGCTTTTCGGATGGGTTAATTCCGCGATCGGCCAGCTCTGGCTGTTCGTGCCAGGCCCGGCAATCAACGCGCTGCCGAAAAATGTGCGATGGGTGTTGCGCTGCCTGTCATCGGGCGATGGCGCTTTCACGGCCGGCGACTACATCGACATCACGCACAACAGCGTCGGCAACGCGAGCTATCAAATCGTCGGCGGCGCCATCAAGTTCAGCTATAGCCAGAACGGCGTGTTGCAGGTGAAGGACAAGGCGGTGGCGGCGGCAAACGTGACGCTGACGGCTGCGCGATGGGATCTGAAGTGCATCGCGGAGTTCTGAGCGATGAACACCTACGCCGGCCCAGAACGCCGTGAGCATGTCCAGCTTACCGAAGATCAGATAGACCAGATCGCAACCCGCGCCGCGACCAAGGCCGTGGAGATGATGACGGCAAGCGCCTATCAGGAAGTCGGCAAGCGCACGGTAAAGGGCTTGCTGTACATCGTCGGCGTGCTGTCGGTGATGGCGCATGGCTGGCTGGCGGCTCATGACAAGGTCAAGTTCTAGCCCGTGGAAGCCACGTTCGATCGCGCACTCCGGTTCGTGTTTGGCGTCGAGGGCGGCGCCGTGCATCACCCGCTTGACCGTGGCGGATCCACGAATTACGGCATCACGCAGTCCGCGTATGCGGTCTATCTGGCGCGCAAGGGCCTGCCGCAACAGCCGGTCAAGTTCATTTCGCGTGACGAGGCGCGGGACATCTACCTGCATGACTACTGGCTGGTAGGCAAGTGTGACCGCATGCCGGCGTCGGTAGCGATCGTGCATTTCGACGCCTGCGTTAATCACGGCACCGACCGTGCGGCGCGCCTGCTGCAGTCGGTTGCCGGCGTTTCTGCCGACGGCGCGATCGGGCCTGCGACGATGGCGGCGATCCGGCGCGGCGAGCCGGAGATCCTGGCGCACAACTACATCACGCGGCGCCGCCGTTTCTACCGGGAGATCGTGGACAAAATCCCGAGTCAGGCCGTGTTTTACAAGGGCTGGCTCAATCGCATGGACGCATTGACCAAGGAGATCGAGAGTGCGTAATTCTGTCGCTGTAATCCTGTCCGTGCTTGCGCTCAATGCGCAGGCGCAATCCACGCAGACGTTGGACTGCACGAGCAAGACATGCAAGGCGGTGGCGAGCTGGACACCGGCCGATAGCTCGCTGTCCGGCTGCAATCTGTACATCACCAACAGCGCGGGGACCACGCTGCCGGCCATCAGCGGCACCGTGACTACGCCTGGCGCTGCCTGCACGATGAACATGCCGACGCTGTTGAAGGGCGCGTACACACTCAATGCCAAGGGCGTCAATGCGTTCGGGGAGGGCGCGGCGATGGCGACCCCTTTGTCACTGACGACGGGGACGGCGCCGGGCGCTCCGTCCGCCGTTGTAGTGCAGTAGAGAAGCGCCTGCAGGGCTTCAACTGCTACCTGCTCGACCTGCTGCTTAATCGCGGCTTTTTGAAGGAGATCCGATAATGCTTGAAGGCTACAAAACCCTGATCGGCGCAATCGTCGCGCTGGCTGCGGAAGGCGCGCGACTGGCTGGCGTCGATATCGGCGATCAGCAGGGGCTGGTGAATTCCATCCTTGTGATCGGTGGCGTGGTGTTCGCGATCTACGGGCGGATCAAGGCGAACGGGCCGATTGCCGGAGGTCCGCAATGAAACGCGCGCTTGTTGCTGCCGCGCTGGTGTTGTCGCTGGCCGGTTGTCAGACGTTCTACAACCCGCCGCAAGCCGTCAATCCGGCTGCGGCCACGTCGCCGCAGATGGCGGTGCAGGCCAGCATCAATGCCGGCTTGGTGGCAATCATCGCACTCGGCGAGACGATCAACGCCGATCAGGACGCGGGCATCATGCCGGCAGACGAGGCCGGCGAGTACCGCGCCAAGCTGCGGGCGCTGAAACGCGATCTGGACGCGGCGCACGATCTGCTCGTCGGCGGCGACGTTGCCGGCGCGCAGAGTCAGGCCGAACTGATCGCGAAGGCGGTTACGGCCCTGCGTATCAAGATTGCTCAGAAGGCGAGGCAGGCATGAGCACCTACGCGATTATCGACTTGGTGCTGAAGCTGGTTGCGGCCGGCATCAACGGACAGATGCTGCTTGAAAAGGTGGCGGCACGCGAGCAGGCCGGCGAGAGCGCGGAGCAGATTTACCGCTTTCTGTCGGATACGGCGGACATGTTGTTGGCGAGGCAGTGACCGCCCTACTGCGCCATCACATCACCACCCTGCGCCTGCGGCCGGACGCGCCGTGGCCGTCGGTCATTCGCCGCTGGCGGGGGCGGTGGCTGCGGTAGAGGACTGGCGTTCACGTTGCTTTATCGCTGTGTAGCGCCTGATACCACTCCTCGTATTCGTCGTATTGGGGGCACCAATTCATGTGAGGCTGTTCCTGTTTTCGCCCGTTGATCTGCCACGCAAAGCCGCCACAAGTGCACGGGTTATCGAACGTTTTCAGATTTTCGGCTTCTTCCTTCGTCATTTCTCCCCTCCCCTTGCGCGGATGGCGTCGGCGCAGTCGTATGCTTCGCTGTCTTCCCGGCCGGGGCCGTGCACGGCGAACCCGACCTCCTCGCACAGCTTCGCGCACGCCTCGCGCTCGGCAAGGACCGCCACCTCGGCTAGAGACTTCATTACGCTGTACTGGTGTTCAAGCAGCATGATTTTCTGCTGAAGCCGGGCAATCTCGTATTCCGCCTTGCGGATCGCGGCTCGCTTGCGCGGGGCGCTCATTCCTTATCCTTCGCGTGGGCGCTGGTGCGCCTTCCAGTTGTCTGTCTGCTCCTGCGTCATCTCGTCCGGGCAGTGCTCCAACATTAGCGCATCAATCCGTGCTTGTTTCGCCTCCACCTCGGCGCGCAGGCGGGTGATTTCGTCATTCGCCGCTGCAAGATCGGACTCTAAGCTTCGTGCCAGCGCAGCGCCAACCACCACGGCGTTCGGCGCCATCAGCTTGGCTAATCCAGCCCATTGATCGGTGATAGGGTGAGGACTACCCGTCTCATCGTCCTGTCCGGGAATATCCCGCGCCGAAACTCCGGGCGGCGTGTTGAAGTCTGTCATTTCGCCTCCATGCTATCCTGCCTTCACTGAAATTCCGGGGCGGATTCCGCGAAGCTTCCACAACTGCCAGCAAAGCCAGCATCCATGCGGTGTTTCGCTTCCCCATCGGCGCCATTTCGGAAACGGCCGCTCGATGACGGGTTTCGGGAAGTCCCGCAGTTCGTCCGGCCGGACGTTGGCGGGGCGCTTGCCGAGCATTTTTGCGACTGCGGTTTTGCCGATTAGCATGGGGGCCTCTCTCTCACGGCTGCGGGTTGTCTTCAGGGGTTGCAGGGGCGGGATAAAACACGTTAGCCGTCTTGTCAGCGCCGACTTTTGTGTCCTCTCGGCAAAACTCACGCCATTGTTCAAGCGCCTCATGCGCCGAGTCCCACCACTTGCTCACTGCGGCTATGTCCTTGCTGTCGAGCAGCAGGCATTCGAGTTCAAGCGCCAGCCGGTGCGCCGCCGGGAAGATGTCGCGTATCACCACCTCCAGCGCTTCGCGTTTCCGTCGCTCGGCGTGCCACCGCTCGAAAAACTCCTGGTGTTCGCGCTCCAAAACCTCCAGCCGGTCGGCCGCGCCGTCGATCAGTTCCCCGAGTTCCTTTGGGTCTGGTCCGCGCTCGTCTGCTGCCCAATCCTCTTCGCCTCGCCGCCAGCGGTTGTACTGCCGCAGCCTTTCGTATTGCTCCATTCCTTCTCCCCGTAGGTTCCAGTGCCGCCGAACATCACGTTCGAGCAGATTTCGCGCTTCTCGCAGTCCTCTACCAGCGTCAAGTACTCATCAACCCAGGTTGCCATCGTTTCCTCCGTGCGTTTG